TTGGTTCTGGACGTTCATGCATATCTAACCCAGCATTTGATTGTATAGGGTTGTGGAACGCCATCGTTTTAATCTTAGCAGGATGTATTAGTGTGTTTGCAGAACCTAAGAATTCACACTCAAATTCTCTTTGAAATTGTTCCAAAGATGTGTTCGCAATAGTCTCTTCACGCCACTTGTCATCTCTGCCAGGCACTTGACTCCAGTGAACATCTACGATATTATATGAGTTACGTTTATTCTCTGCATCAGTCCACAACTTGTAGAACATGTTCATACCATTTGGAGTTGATACGATAACAACTTTAGTAGACTTACCAGATGAGATTGTAGGATATACCGAACTAAAGAAGTCCTCTGCGACATTCTGTGGGACGAATGCAAATTCGTCTAGGAACAACATATTGTAAGAACCACCACGAACAGCAGATGATGATGTAGATGATGCTACAACACGAGAACCGTTCTCTAAGTCCACTGAACCCTTGTTCCAAGACACAACTCCTTGTTGTAACCACTTGGGTAGGTTTTCGTATGCAAGTTGCAAACGTCCAAGAATATCTCTTGCAGTCGCAGCTTTGTTAGCGAGGATTGCAACATTCATGTTTGGATTGAATAGGATATAGTGTAACACATATGATACAAGTGTGGTAGACTTACCAGACTGTCGAGGCAACTTACAGATAGTGAACCTGTCGTTGTGTATTGTGTTTACAATATCTTCTTGGAAATCATAAAGTTCAAAGGGAACTAGTCCCTCATCAAGTGATACAATTTTGATGTAGTTTTTGATGAAGTATATGGGGTCTTCCATACACTTCTGATACTCTAAAATATTGTCTTTTGTCCAGTTTACAGGGACATTAGATTTTTTTAGTAGTGGATTTCCAAGGTAGTGTTCATAATTATCAGACATATCATAACTTAATCTGCGGCAGCGATAGTTAAATCTCCTGCCTCTACTTGACGCATGATTTCATCGTAATCTTTGTTACCAGAAGAAAGAGGTATAAAAGAATCTTTATCACTACCATTAATATTTGCTTTAATGCAATGATTTTCTCCACTCTTGCCCGTCATATATTGCACATTTGTATACTCGTTCATTATTATAGCTCCGCACTTATTGTAGTTGTTCCACTACTTAATTCACAACCAACTCGTCCAGTTGAATGATTTGTTGTATATAAGTAAAGATAGTGTTCATCATTATCAAATGATGTAGTTCCACTCATAGCGGAAGCCAATGTTATAGTTGGCCCAACTCTCATTGGAACTGGATGTGTAAACATGACATTTAATCCAGCACCAGTACCATTTGAATATAATCCATCTATACCAAACCTTCTATTACTAGTATGAGTTATCTGATAATAATACCTTTGACAAAGCGCAAGTTCTTCAGCGTATGATCGGTGTTCGAAATCTGAAGCTTTCTCAGCATTTTCCAATTGAACTCCAGTTAAATTTAATTCCCAAGCTGCTGTACCATTATCACTAGGTTGTTGGTGGATACTGATATATAACTGACTATCATTTCCTATCGTTGCCATTCCAGAGAAGGATGCAACATCAAATGTATACACAAATCTTTGCCATGTTGATGTTAATGTTAATGTACTGTTTAGGGGAGTATCAAAGAAAGTAGTACCTGTGTTTATTCGTCCAAGTCTGACTGTAAAATTTCCACCAGCTGGATTTGTACCCTTAGCGTAAAAACTAAATGTAGCTTTGCCTTGGTGAATAGACTTTACATCTTCAACTTTATAAACCAATCCACAGTAGTTAGCTCCTACTGAAGTGGCTTGTTTTAAGTACTTAGAACAACCAGCAACTTCAGAACCTAAAGCGAATGTTTGTTGAGTTGTTGTTGAAGTGCCGCCAGAAAGTTGGTGATACCATCTATCCAAAGAAAATCCTGATGCAGTAAATGATGTTCCTCTCTGGGCCACTTTGAAATCACCATTGATGATAAGATTTCTACCCATCATGTTCGATGATGTTACATTATGTCCATTTACTGTTGTAGTATTACCACCAGAGGCATCAACGATTGCGTTTGTTTGAATTGTACTCATTATGGTTTCTCCGGCCAAGTCACATCATCTAGTGATGTTGCACTATCTGTTATATCTCTAAGAGCTTGTCTGTATGTTTTCATAGCAGAAGGAATGTTTGTTCCTAACTCTTTGTGCATAGTGACAACCCAATCTGTTTCTGCAAGCATTTTATTTCTACTTCTTCTTAAATCTTGAAGTTTCTGTTCTGAGGTTTGAGGAACTATTCCAGAAGTAAATTTTGACCCATCGTAAGAATCACCAATTTCTACGGAATCTTCACAATCCACCCAAGAAAGAGAAGGGTGAACTTCAAACTCTGACTCTTGAACATCAATAACTTTATTATGTTGAATAAGTGCTTTCATTATGCATACTCCTCCACCACGACAATACCAGCTACACCATTACCACCATTAGCAGATGAAGAACCATTATGGTCAGCACCAGAACCACCAGCGCCATATACTGTTGAATTAACAGCAGCAAGGGAATTATTGCCGTTTGTACCAGCACCACCCCAATAAGAAGCACCACCTACACCGCCGCCTGGGGGTTCATCAGTGGCGCTACCACCACCACCTGACGCACCCATTCCGCCATGAATGTTAATATCGCCACCAGTTGGTATACCACCAACACCAAGAGTTCCAGTTTTTTGATCTTCTCTGAATCCTCTTTCTCCACCACCAGCAGTACAGTGTGAACCAAATGAGGTAGAACCACCACTAGCATTATTATAATTATCTCCTGTTCCACCAGAACCAGCAGCACCGATTGTTACAGAGATACTTGATATACTAGTTACATCAATTACTTTGATACAAGTGGCGCCAGCACCGCCTCCACCACCAGAGTTGTATGAGGGCGAACCAGAATAACCACCACCACCGCCGCCTGTAGCAATAACTTTTATTGTTTTGATACCAGTTGGTTTTGTATATGTTCCAGTTGAAGTGAATACTTGCATGGATTTGAAACCACCATGTCCAGCAGCTAATTGAGCATTTCCAACTGCATCGTTAGCAATCATTGAGGAAGCAATAGTTCCACTATCGCCAGTTGTAACAATGTTGCCAGCAACATCTGGGATATTCAGTGTTCTGTTCGTATTTGTGTTAGGACTGGCAATAGTAATACTACCAGTTCCACTTGAATTTGGTTGTAGGACAATGTTACTCATTTAATATCTTTTCCTAATTTCTTTATACTATTTAGTCTGCATCGGCAATGGTTAGTTCTTTAGCCTCTACTTGACGCATTATTTCTAAATAATCTGTATTATCTAAATCTTTTGGTACGGTAGATACTACACCATTAATGGCACATGAAATTGCAATAATATCATCTGTTGTTTCACCATTAACCATATCTTTTATATATTTTGCATTTGTAATATTCATATCAAATAATCCTTAATAATCTGAACTAAAAATACACTGTGAAAGTGCATGTGGGCCCACATTTACCGCATAGTTATTAGTAAATGAACTAGAGGGGAAGTTTGATATTCGAAGCGCAATGAACCCATGATGTACTCCATGTCTTGTTACTGTTGCTGTAGAAGATGATTGTACTAAACCAGCAGCAGGTCTAAACGCTCTCCAACCTGTTCCAGTTTGACTTATAGATGGGGATGCTCTCATAGGAACTGCAAGTGGCATCACAAAATCAAGTGCGGTAGTTCCTTGTGCTTTTGAGCTAAAAGCTACTGCATCTCCAGCTTCAGCCCAAACTTGACAATACCTTTGACATAACCTAAGTTGTTCACCATATGATAGTCTTTCAAATGTTGTAGCTTCTGTGCCTATTTCCATTTGGACATTTGTGATATCAATGTTACCATCTCTAACTTTATCCGAACCCTGATTAGTTGACCAATAAAATAAAACAGCCCAGTAATTGACTGATCCAATTGTTTTACTACTGAAATCTACAGCATCATAAGTATGTGTGAATTTTGTCCATGAAGTAGTAACAGGAACATCTACAAATCCACTATATTCGGTAGATGAACTACCATAATAATATTCTCTTCTTAGTTGAAAGGTTGTAGCAGTATTAGCCTTAACCATAAATGATACGGTCACTTGTTTATTACTAAACTGTTCTATGCCCTCTATTGCTTGTCTTGAATAAACTGTAGCACTAGCTCCCACAGTACCAGCAGTAGTAGCTCTCAGAAATTTTGGTGCATCTACACCATCGTGACCAGCATGTTGTTGACTCACTGCTAATGTACCACCAGCAGAAAAACATGCACTTATCATTCTATCTAGAGTATGATAACCAGATTGCCCGTTTGAATATGTGTGTGAAGTTCCTCTTTGAGCTATTTGGAAGTCTCCATTCATAAAAAGGTTTCTACGTCCAAGATTTACTGTATCAGCAATCTTTGGGGGTGTGATTGCATCTGAGGCAATATCTACCGCTCCGATTGAACCGTCTTGTACTTTATCAATCCCTGTTGTTCCGTTAATTACTACAGCCATTACACTACCACCCATCTTGCGCCAGAAGGTACGGTAACTGTGACACCACTGTTTACAGTGAGAGTACCAGCACTTACGGCATTTTTATTTGTTGAAATTGTGTAGTTGGTTGTTACTGTCTGGTCGTTTTCGATAAACACTTGGTCTGAACCACCACCAGTAGCACCACCACCAACTGCACCCCAAGCACTATTTGAATATCCTTCAAATTGATTTAGAGTGGTATTGAATCTGAACTTACCATCTACAGCAGCACCACGTTGTGCAGTTGTACCTTTTGGTAGAGTAATAGAGTCTGTACCTGTGAGTACCATATTACTTGCAAGGTCTACACTTGCAACTCCACCATCAGCAATATCTGCGCTACCAAATGTGCCGTCTGCAATAACACTAGATTTAATTCTTGTCAAGGGCATATTATTCTTTTCCTTTTAACATCTTTTGTAGTTCAGCAGTAGAACCAACAAACAATGCATTCGTTACATTCTTTGGGCCTTGGTTAGGCACTTCTTTTAACTTTTTCATCTTCGCCTGCAAGTCACCAAGTTTTTCTGTAACATCTGCAACCTGTTTAATCAAGTTCCCAGCAACTTCATATGCTCTGGGATGTTCACCTTCTCTTGCGAGGTCTAGGATACCATCAATTGCATCCTGTCCTCTTTCTACCAACTGATAAAAATTCTCTCGCTGATATTTATAATCATTGTCAGTATCTTGTTCATTTGTTTCTGGAACAATTACTGGGCGAGGTGGAGTAACTTCTCTTGTAGCTGTTTCCACAACATCTGTTATTCCAAGAACATTATCTAAAATTTCAGTCTGGTTAGACATTTTTCACCTATGGTTTTGCGGGCCACTTAACTTTATCCAAAGAATTGTAGTCCTTTGTGATATCACGAAGAGCTTGTCTGTAATCTTTTTGTGCCTTTGTCATAGTCAAGTCTGAACTTGCCCACCAATCAGTTTCAACAATCATTCTGTCTCGTTCAGCACGAAGGAATTTCATTGGTTCTGCGGCAGTCAAGTCTTGCATCTTTTCATTTACCGCATCCCAAGTTAAACCTTCAGGCCAGTCAGAAGAGTTGTCTGATTCTATTGCAGAACCATCCTCTGTTTTACCTGTCACCTTACGGAACATTGCTCCAAATTCGTCTGAATTTGTTGGATCTCCTCTAAGGACATATTCTGTGACACCAAGAGCACTTAGTGCATCTGATACTGTTGCCATTATTTTTTCTCCTGTTTATTCATTCTATTGTTTAATTTCTTTTACAATAAGATTTCCACCGATATTTGCATCATAGGTAGTAATATACTGTGCTCCAGAGTCACCATGAATATAACTCTGTATTCTATATGTTACTTGTGAAGTTGTGCCTGGCGTATCTTGGTAAATGCCAGACCAAACATCATCATATTCATTGGTTGCATTTCTAACTTGATGTTGTTCGAAATTACTTGTGGAATTAACAACTAAATTACTAGAACCACCAGAAATATCCCTATAAACTCTAAACCCACCTCTCATTGGCGAACCATTACTGTTTAATCTAAATGGAACAACATAATAATACTCTAATACGCTGTTAGAATACTGTGGAGTAATACTAATTGTATAATTTGTATTTGCCCAAGTCGAAGTACTGTTATTGTTGTGAGAGGAAGAGTTGCCAACCTGTACAGTTTGGATAACACTGCCTGGCGCTTCAATTGCACTTGTAGACACAAGTTTCTTTCCAGAAGCAATAGTAACAGTTGTTCCTGTTTCTGGAGTAATTGTATTAACTGATAAAGTACTCATTGTGCAATCTCCAAAATTTGAATTTGAGGCCCTCTAGTACCTTCCCAAAGAATAAGTTGAGTAACACCACTATCGCTATATGCATATCCCTCAACTCTATAAGTTACTGTTTGCCCATTATGAGATGGCCCATCTAAAGCACTGAACGGCAATTGTGTAGCAAATTCTTGCCCTGACGCCCCATTAGTTCTTGTTTGCATCATTTCTTGATGCCCATCAGTATTCATAACCACACCAAAACTGCCTGAACCAATTTGTCTTAGTACTCTAATAGAACCTCTAGCAACTTGAGCATTTCCAGCAATTCTCATACTTTGAGATCCCATCACTATAAATTGGGAATTATTAAATTTTGGAGTAATAGTCAAGTCCATATTTGCCGGTGTCCAAGTAGCCAAGGTAGATGTAGTAACTCTAGCTCCACCAGTTCTTCCCACTGCCTGAACAATAGTGCCTGGTATCTTAACATTTGCAGCGGTTGCTGCCCCTACAATGGTGTCTACTGTTAATGTTGATGCCATCTCTTATATCTCCTATACGATTGACAAGTTGCCACTAACAGTAAGTGTGACACCATCTGCAACCGCCAGAGGGCCTGCTGCAAGTGCATTGTCTGTTGATGCAATTGTTACGTTTGTGTTTAATGTTGGTTCATGCACTCTGAAGATATGTCCCTTACCATTAGTAGAACTTCCGCCAGTAGATTCTCCTTGAAAAAATCCACCACCCAAATCTGCTTGTGCAGAAGTGGCAATCTTTGCCAGTGTTACTGCACCATTTGTGAGTTCAGCAGTTGTAACAGAGTTGTTTGCTAAGTCCTCTGCAGCGATAACGTCAACTCCGATACTTCTTGATACTATTTTTCTAATTGCCATTTTTCTATCCTATTAAACGGTATGTTGCACTGGAATATGCATCAACTCCACCCTGATAATGAATTGAGCCGGTATTTGCCCAATACCATCCTATGGTTTGGTTAGCTGAGCAATATATAACATTATGTGCATTCATTCCTCTATCATTGTGCATATATTGTCTAGCAACCGTAGTTCCTGCCACTTTCAGCTGCAATTCTCCAGCTTGTGCGCTTTGAGTTAAGACATGACAAGATGCTTCATACCATCCATCCAAAGGACATGTAAATAATTTTGTAGATGTATTATAGTTAGAGCCGCCAGTCTGG